CATGTAAAGCTTGCGCGCTTCGTTAACCCCTTCCACTGTTTCCCATATACGCTGTACGCTCGAATCAGAGAAAAACACTTTAATGTCGTAAGTGTTCAATTCTGCATTATTCATGCTAAGTATGACTTCGCAGTCACTACGCTTGCTTTCATGCTGATAGCCACAAGCCATTGCATAAGGCGTTAACCAGCCCGCCTTAGTAAAAAATTTGTCCTTGTTCATACGTTCTTTCCTTCCATTATGTTTTTAACTGCATCAAGCGCCGCGCTGCATTCCAATTGCCAAGCATTTATCGCTGCAAGCTTAGCGGCAAGCGTGCCGTTGATTTTTGGCTTGTTACCTATCAGAGCGTTATAATGTTGCGCCGCTGCGTAGGCAGGATCAGAGGATTGCATATTGTGGATTATCGGGAGCCACATATTAAGCGCCTTTCTTTTCAACTATCGGCATTGTCCATGTATCAAGCTCATTCTGAGCCGCTTCCAGCGTAGCAAACGCCTTGCTATGGCGATTGCCGTCAAACATATACACCACGCGCCAGCATTCCTTTATATGGCGCGTGCCGCTCCCTGCCACTTCGTCGCATTCTGGAACATGCACCAGGTTATAGCGTTTGCCAAAAGCGCCAAAAGCTTCCTTGATTAAAGTTTCATGTGAGTAAAGCATGTTCATCACTCCTTATGCTACGTTGATTACTTTGCCGGGATTTAACGCCTTGATACGGGCAATCACAAATGCCAGTGATGCCACTTTTGTATAAGGAGTAGGGATTGTATCCGTACCAAATACCGGTACGTAATCCGGCGATACTGAGTAGTAGCTTTCACCAATAAGTTTAATCGTAATCATAAAAACCCTTTCAAAAGTTCATTCCAGAAACCGATCAACTAATCAATTTCTAATAGTGACTATAAAGAAGCTTAAAGCGATAGTCGATAGGAAAAGTGATAGTGACTACAATTATTTTATACCTATTGAGATATAGAGATATTATAGCCACTATCACACTGGTTTAAATAGTATCATCGAATAAAGGTATGCCTTCAGCCTTCGCTTTTTCCCAATCGGCAAGCGTTTTCCTTCGCGCTTTCTCTTCATCTTCAGCGCTGCGACGCGGTGCACCATACCCCCTCGCCGCACGCTCTTTTGCGGCTTCTTCTTTGGTGCGCCAAGCATTTGTGAAAGAGCACCATGTATCAAGCTTAGGCCGGGCAACCGGGGGCGCTTTCACCATTTTAACAACCGGCGGTGCAGGATCAGCGCGGTTTTCAGTCTTAAATGCCTTAGCAATACCACTGTCTTTTTTAAAAGTATGCCCGCCGGTGCGAAAACGATTGCCTTTATGCTTATCGCAATTCCTTTTAACACCTGTACCAATAACGCCACGGGCAGTTGTAGTATCGAATAGCTTGCCGCATGACTTACAAGGCGCTTTCCAGTGCAGGAAGGTTTTCCCCGCTTCTGATTCATCAAAGGCAGTTAAAGTATAGCCTTGAGGGGAATCAAAATAGACAATATCACCTATCTCTAAGTCAAGATTACCAAGATTAAAACGACATTTTGGAGCGTTATATTCAGCCATTTTCGCTATTCCTTCTAACATTAAACCAACTCTTTATTGAGCTAGGGGCGATGTTACATTATCAAAAAGGCGGGTTTAAAGCAATACGTCACATTGCTACTAGCTCATGTTTATGTCGGGCCTGTTAGCTCAATCATAGTAAGGGCTTCCTTTCTTCCTTAAGAAGAAAGAGGCTTCGCTTGTCACCTTCAGCCCTTGCCGCTTGAGGCGGCGGCGGGCGGTGACTGCGCTTGCCTAGCTGAATTAGAAAGATGCAAAGTAGCAATGCCGGATAATGCAGCGTTATAACGCGCTGCAATGCGCCATAGCTACAAAGTAACCTAAAATACATTCGATAGTGCTAGAATCGCCTGAGAATCGGTTTAAACCGTATGTAATGGCTGGGGGATAGTGCGGATTGACAATCTGGCCGATGCGATAGTGATATTGTAGTAACTACATTGATAATGTGAATTTGACATATTAAGTTGATTAAGCTATTGTGTAACTAAGCGTAATCTAATTAAAAGGCTTTGCGTATTATGCCGGTAACACAACAAACGCCAGAGATGGAAGCGGCTATAATTTGTTCTATTTCAGAGGGTAAGAGCTTAACATCTTGGTGTAAAGAGCATAAAATCAATATCGCCACTATCTACAATTGGTTTGATAAAAACCCTGCCTTCAACGAAGCGTATGCGCGTGCGCGACTTATGCAGGTTGATTTCTTGGCGGAAGAAATACTAGACATTAGTGATGATCTGACAATTCCAGACTCGCATAAGCGGATAATGGTTGATTCTCGAAAATGGTATGCTGGCAAATTGAACCAACAGAAATACGGCGATAAGCAACATTTAGAAATAACCGGAAAAGATGGTGAGCCATTATCCATCCGCTTAATTGAGGCGCAACAGCGGCTTTTAAAAGACATTACGCCAAAAACAGAGCTTATAGAGCATTTACAGCCAATCACGCCTGATGACGTGATATAAGCCTATATACGCGAGTATTGCGCCTTGCGATAAGCAGCGAGCTGGCAATGGCTGAAATACGCAAAATCACAACACCTGCCAGTAATCCAGGCGCAAATACTGCCAGACTACTGGATAATGTATTTGGTAGTGGAGCGAAGTTAGCAAAATCAGCAAGTTAGCATTTAAGCGGCGATGCGGCGCTGCATTTTCGTAGGGCTTAATCGTACTGAAACGCCCGCCCGGCCCCGGCACCCCCACGCAGCGCAACGGGTCCCATCCCGTGGTTCCATACAGGGGTGCTATACGAATATGCAAAATTTTAAAATTATTTAGTTTTTTCTTATACTTAGTACGCAACGCCGCAGAACCGGTGCGTTTCAGCGTCTCAAAATTTTAAAAATTATTATTTTTTTCCTATGGACTTACTCACCGATTCGGTGGTAACACTGTTTCTAAGGTCATAACGATCTACACGCTCCTCGGTGTTTTCAGGGGATTGAGAGAACAGTATGTCGAAACTAGCAATCGCTAAACCTTCAAGCCAGACTGTGCAGATAGCTGCACCCAAGCTCCGCACCGCCGAATTCAGGCTAATCGGAACATCGCCATTAGTTCAGCTTCGTTTCAGCCAAAAGGCTATGAACAGCATGATGGACAAAATGAAAGGTGGTTCTCAGTCAAAATCGAAGAAAGTACGTGAAGCAAGGGATTTCGATGATGACTTCATTCAGGCGCAGCATATTGCTATTGAAGGGTGGACAGGCGTTCCGGCAGGAAGTTTCAGGTCGGCCATGATTTCCGCTTGCCGTCTGGTAGGTTTCAAGATGACCCTTGCCAAGCTAAGCGTGTTTATCGAATCCGATGGCATCGATAAAGTCGATGGCGTACCGTTGGTAAAGATTATTGGAACGCCTGAGCCGAATATCATGGCTGTGAGAAACGCCACAGGCGTAGCGGATATACGCTGCCGCCCCATGTGGAAAGAGTGGGAAATTAAATTAAGGGTCCGTTACGATGAAGATCAGTTTTCTCTGACGGACATATCGAATCTTCTTTCACGGGTAGGCCAGCAGGTTGGCATCGGTGAGGGAAGAAATGACTCCAGGGCAAGCGCAGGCTTGGGCTGGGGTTGCTTTAAGCTTGACGACAAAGCTTAGCGGCAGGCTTGTCGGGGCGTGCCCCGGTGCGTCGTGATCGGGTCCGTTCCGGTTAGGCGTTACATGGCAGGCTAGTCTGGGTTTTGCTCGACGTGTCATTGTCGGGAGTGGATCAGCAAGGCAGGAGTGGCTGGGCGAGTCGTGATGCGATGAGGCGGGCTGCGGTATGGCAGGAATGTCCAGACTTGGTTAGTTAGGGCGTGGTGAGATTTGGCACGGTATTTAATTTTTAGGATATATTTATGAAAAGACAACTCAAAGAAGATTTAGCGATTATTAAAAACGAAGGCAGTTTTGTAAAAGACATAAGCGATTCTGATAAAATTTATCAGGAATTGGAGACTGTGCGCGCTAAGAACAATGGCGTTTTAGAGGCGGCGGATGTAGTGAATTTTGCTAGAAAAAAAGATAGCGCCCTTCACCGGTATTTCGAATGGAACGATTCTTACGCGGCTGAGCTATATCGTATCGAGCAAGCCAGAAAAATTATTCGTGTCTGCGTGTGCGTTGATGAAGTCACGCAGGAAAGAACGAGAGTCTATGTATCATTACCTAAAGGCGGTAGTGAAAGAGAGGGGTATAGAACTATTGTGGATGTCATGAATGATGAGGATCTGACGCAGCAGTTAATAGACGCCGCTCTTAAAGATTTGCAGTTTTTTTCAAATAAATACCGCTCGATATCGAACATAGCAAAAGTTAAACCGGTTTTTGACGAGATTGAAGTGTTGCTAGGAAAACTTCACCCTAGTAGAAAGCAGGAGCGGGAGAGGGCTTAGCAGGAGTGTCTTGTCCTGGTGAGTTAAGGCGGGGTCAGATGCGGCGACGCACGGCAGGCGAGGTAAGTCACGGCGGGGTGGGTCTTGATGGGGTTCGGAAAGTTTTGGCACGGTAAAGTTTTATGGGTAATCACCCAAGAAGAAGTAAAGTGGCTGACTGGCCGGGGTTCTTAAAGGAATTCCGCGCCAGTCACCGTCTGACACAAACGGAGTTGGCGGATTGCTTGCAAATCTCCCGTCGGCTGGTGGAGAATTGGGAAGCCGGAGTTAATTTGCCGCCTCCGTATTTGAAAGCGGCGTTAATGAATATGGATAGGCAGTTGAATGCTTTACGGAAATAAGCTACATTGGGTAGTATGACACCCGATGACATCATAGGCGATTCCGCAGACGACAGATACCGTCGCATAGTCGAGGTATTGAACAATCCGAGAAACACTCCTGAAAGCAATCTGGTCAATGCGATTGCGCTGACAAAGCATGACCCGCTGGCTTTTGCGAAAGTAGCCTACCCTTGGGGTAAAGGCGATCTGGAAGGGAGCGAAGGGCCGAGAGCATGGCAAGTAGACATACTGGAAACAATTGGCAGGCACCTTCGCAATCCGCAGACACGGCACACGCCGTTGAAGATTGCCGTGGCATCCGGACACGGAATAGGTAAAGTTCTTTGTAATTCAATAACTTGCGATACACCCGACGGTCAGAAAAAATGGGCGGACGTTGAGGTAGGGTCAAGAGTTTGGGGCCGCGATGGAGAGCCTACGCGAGTTACCAACAAGTACGTTCATGAAAATTGGGAGTTTTACAAAGTCACGTTCAGCGATGGAACATTCACCTACGCAGGATTAGAGCACCAGTGGTCAGCGACGACAAAAGCTGATAGGGACCGTGGAAAATCAGCAAGAGTCGTCACAACGCAGGAGATGAAAGATAATCTCGGAAGATCGTACCAATTGCCGCTTACTAAGCCAGTAGAGTACGCAGGCGCAGATTGTCTGATACATCCGTATTTGATGGGCTATCTACTGGGAAACGGGAGCATGCGCACGCCTGGAGCGGTTAAAGTTTCTTGCCACGAACCGGAGCTATACGGCTACATGGGTTCGCTATTGCCGAAGGAGTGCGCATTTCGCGGCAGCGATCAGACGTACATGAACATAACGGCTAATAACTGGGACAGCGAGGGTTATAGCTACAACCCGGTTTACGTCGAGTTGCTACGGTTCGGTATCCACGGTGCTCACGGCCATGACAAATTTATTCCAGATTTTTTCAAATATAATTCTGTGGGGAATCGCATTAATCTTCTCCGTGGTTTGATGGATAGCGATGGGACCATTTCCCCACGTAAAGGCGATAAAGGGCGTGCGGGCTACAAAGTTCAGTATTCGACATCTTCCGAACGCTTACGCGACGATGTGATGTGGCTGGTGCGTTCGTTAGGCGGTGTGGCGAATTACAGCATCGATGATCGGCGCGATTGTGGGTACGGCGCAACTGCGGACAATTATGAAGTACACATCAATCTGCCAAATTCTATAAATCCGTTCTATTTGCAACGCAAAGCTGAAATGTACGATGACTACGTTGCTACGGTAAAACGGGAACCGGTTAAGATTGTGCGTTCGATAGAATACGACCACACAGGCGACGGGCACTGCATTACGGTTGATGCGCCTGACCATCTTTACCTCGCCAATGATTTTGTAGTGACGCATAATAGCTGCCTTGTGTCGATGGTTATTGGTTGGGGGCTATCCACAATGGTTGGCGCACGCATCAACGTGACCGCCAGTACGGAAAATCAGTTACGCACTAAGACGTGGCCGGAAGTGTCGAAGTGGGCACGCAATATGGCGAACGCGCATTGGTTCGAGACGACCGCTACATCGCTGGTGAGTACGCAGTCGAGCATAAAATTGGAATGGCGTGCGGATTCTATCCCATGGTCAGAAAATAATACGGAAGCCGTGGCGGGGTTGCACAACAAAGGTAAACGGTTGATTCTTATTTTTGACGAAGCGAGCGCCGTGGCGGATAAAGTGTGGACGGTAGGCGAGGGTGCTTTAACCGATGCTGATACAGAGATTATTTGGCTAGCGTTCGGAAACCCGACCAAAAATGAAGGTGCGTTTAAAGAATGCTTTGGCAAGTATAAGCACCGTTGGGTAACGCGGCAGATCGATTCCCGGACGGTCGAAGGGACGAATAAGGCGCAGATCCAGACCTGGGCGGACGATTATGGCGAAGATTCGGACTTTGTTCGCGTCCGTGTGCGCGGTGAATTCCCCCGTTCCGGTAATTTGCAGTTCATATCCTCAGAGGTGGTTGAAGCTGCGCGGAAGCGTCCGCCGGAAGCGAAGTTGTGGGATGCGCGGGTGATGGGCGTGGATGTGGCGCGTTTCGGGGATGACGAGAGCGTGATATGCTTTCGTCAGGGGCGTGATGCGCAAAGCAATAAGTGGATCACGCTACGTGGGGTTGATACGATGACGCTTGCTGCGCACATCGTCGACGCGGCTAAATGGTTTCATCCAGATGCGATATTTGTCGATGGCGGCGGTTTTGGCGGCGGGGTGGTGGATCGTCTGCGGCAGTTGCATCAGCCCGTCTTTGAGGTGCAGTTTGGTTCGGCGGCAGACCGCGCTGTGGAGACAGGGGAGGGTGCGGTGCATTATGTGAATAAGCGCGCCGAGATGTGGGGCAATATGCGTGATTGGTTAAAGGGTGGCTCGATACCCGATGACCCCGATTTAGTAACGCAGCTTACTTCAGTACAGTATGGATACTTGTTTAAAGAAGGCGTTGACAAGATTATCCTGGAAAAAAAGGTCGATATGAAGAAACGCGGCCTCGCCAGTTCTGACCGCCCCGACGCATTAGCCTT